TACAGACTGCAATCAATAAAGTGAAAGGCTCACAATGAGTATCATCAATGACATTAGAGCCTGTCTCGACACCCACCTAGCAGGGACAGTTGGTCTACCTGCTGTTGCCCACCAGAACGTCCCCTATGAACCTACCACAGGAACCAGCTTCGTCAAGGTTGACATGGTTCCCACTTCTCGTCGTCCTGCTGTTCGTGGTTTGAACCCACAGCAACGCTATGATGGCCTCTACAGTATCCTGATTTGTACACCAGAGAATTTGGGGCCGGGTGCTGGTTACGACATTGCTGACTTGTTGCTTGACCGCTTTGATGCAACAACAGATATTTCCCTAAGCGGCCTTACAATCTCTATTGATTACTCAGAAGTCAGGACAAGTTTCCTCGACTCCCCCTTCTACTGTACACCCGTGACTATCGCGTGGTACACTTACAACTGATAAAGGAAACTTAAAATGGCTTTTTCTCAAGGTTCTCGCGCTGGCCTTTCGTATGTCGTTGAATCGACTTTTGGTACTACTCCCGGTACTCCTGCCCTTATCCAACTCCCCTACACCACTCAGTCACTGAACCTGACGAAAGAGCGTGTTACGGGTACTGACATTCAGCCTGACCGTATGCTTCGTGTTGACCGTCATGGCAACCGTTCCGCTGCTGGTGATATTGTGGCTGACCTGCGTAAAGCAGACTTTGACCCCTTCCTTGAAAGTGCTTTCTTTAATACCTTCTCGACCAACGTCTTGAAAGTTGGCACCACCCCCAAGTTCTTCTCCATTGAAGATGCTGCCACTGACATCACCCAGTTCCGTTTGTTCACGGGTATGTCTGTGTCTTCGTTGGCTGTCTCCATTCGCCCGAACCAGATGGTCACTGGCACCTTCTCCATGATTGGCAAGAACATGTCGATCAGTGGCACTTCGGTTGATGCAACAAAGACTGCTTCTTCGGGCAATGCTCCTTTCGACGCTTACTCTGGGGCTTTGAAGATTGCTGATGCTGGTGGTGTGCTTGCCACGGCTGCTATCGTCACTGGTATCGACTTCACCATCAACAACGCTCTGGCACCTACGTTTGTGGTTGGCTCCTCGACCACCCCGCAGCTTGAGTACGGTATGGCTACCGTTGAAGGCACCATCACTGCCTACTTCGAAGATGCTGCACTGATTAACCGCTTCCTGAACGAGACTGAGACTGCTTTGGAAGTTTCTGTGGACGATCCTACGGGTTCCTCGGACTACACCTTCCTCTTCCCCCGTGTGAAGATCAACGGTGCTGACGTTCCTGTGGACAATCCGACTTCGCGTATCATCACCCTGCCGTTTGTGGCACTGTACGATACCACAGAAGCTACGAACATCAAACTCACTCGTTCTGTGTAATCCCCTCTGGGGCTAGGGTGGGCTGACTTGTCGGGGGTTGGCTCACCCGTTTAATTAATCTTCCCGACACAACTCAAAAGGACCACCCGACATGGCCGATCTATTCAATATGATCCCGACTGAGGACACTATTGTCGTCAATGTGAAACACCCTCTGACTGAAGAACCCCTTACTAAAGACGATGGTAAGGAAATGACGATTACGGTTTATGCCCCCCACTCTAGTGTCTATAAGGCAATGGTGCATGAGCAAACCAACAAGCGTATCCAGAAAGCTGCCAAAGGTAAGAAGATCACCTTCACGGCAGAGGAACTTGAGAACACTACGCTTGAGATGTTGGCAAAGACTACTAAAGACTGGTCGATCCAGCTTAATGGCAAGTCTCCTAAATTTTCTGTTGCAGAGGCGTTTGACCTTTACAACAAACTGCCTTGGTTGAAGCAACAGGTGCTTGAAGCCCAAGAGGATTACTCAGCTTTTTTGAAGGGCTGATCCTTGATCTAGAGGAGTATGCGGAGTGGGATTTCAAACTCTCTATTCCTGACAAAGATGGTGTAACTGAGCGTGAACACCTACAACAAGTAGAAAGGCAGTCTGGACTAACACCATTGGCTCTACAGGGACCACAGTTCCCAGAGTTACTGGAATATGTCTGGACTGCTTTTTTGTTGCTCAACCACACCAGAGGTCAAGGGTTCAGTGGACCTTTACCGATTAGTTACCAAGAGATTGATGCTTGGCAACGAATGACACAGAATACACTACTGCCTTGGGAAATTGAGGCAGTTAAACGAATGGATGCAATTTTCTTGAGGGTTGTGAATAAACATGGCTGATATTACCGTCACTACAGACTTTACGCAAGTCAACAACCTGAAAGAAGCCCTTCAAACCACAGGCACTGCTTATGTACGGATTGTAGACGGCATTGTAAGAGAAAATAACAGACTCAAAAGTCTTCTGAAAAAAGCTGCCAAAGACACAGAAGAAACAAATAAGATCAAAGAGCAGGCTGATGCTATCTATACAGCTAAACTTCAACAAGAAGCTGACAAACGTGAAAAGGCTCGTGCTAGAGAAGCCGCTCGTGCTGAGAAAGAAGCTGCTCGTATTGTAGCTGCAAATGAAAAAGTGGCAAAGGCAGAAGCCAAACTTGCGGAAGAGGTTGCTAGAAATAAAGCTGCTTCCGCCCAAAGATCGACCGCTGATTTGAACCAGCGTCTTGGTATCACAGGTACTTCTGCTATGGGTGCTGGTGCTGGTTTTGGTGCTATTGAGGGTGAGATTGAACGTCTGCGTTTAAAGTACGATCAAATCTATGCTTCCTCTCAATTGTATGAGAAGTCTTTGGCGGAACTCAATCAAGCACACATGCTTGGTGTGACTTCTGCAAAACAACACGAAGCTGCTGTTGAATCACTTAACCTAGAGTATCAAAACTTCCAGAATGGTGTTGCCCAAGCTGGTAACAGGTTTGCCCATTATACAGCCCAAAGTGCTGGGCGGATGAACCAGTTTGGTGTAGTCACCCAACAAGCAGGTTATCAAGTGGGTGACTTCTTAGTTCAGGTTCAGTCTGGTACAAACTGGATGGTGGCTTTTGGACAACAGGCCACTCAGTTGGTTGGTATCCTCCCCTTGATGGGTGCAGGCTTTATGGGCCTCAGTATGGGCGCTCTTGTGGCACTCAGTGCTGGTCTTGGTATTGCTATTCCCCTAGTCACTGCCATTGGCGCAGCTTTTATGCGTACCAGTCAAGATGCTGAGGAAGGTGCTAAAGGTATTGATACTCAGAAACAAGCCTTCGATGCCTTAACTGAATCTATTAGACAACTGCGTCTTGAGCGTCAGATGGCAGGAACAGGTCTTGACGAGACCCAACAGAACGCCACAAACGAATTGACTAGACTACAGGCAGAGTATAATGTCCTACTTGCGGAACAAAAAGAGTTGTCGGATGCTGCACAAGCGTCTGCGGCAGACTTTCAGACGCAACAGCAAATAACAAATGATGCGGCTATTATTGCTACCAGAACCTTGATTGAAGAGGGTGAGCGCAGACTTCGTATTCTGGAAGAAGAACAACGCCTCGCAGCAGAAGCTGTCACCTATCAGCAACAACTAGAAACGGCTGCAAGACGTAGGGCAAACGAAGAGCGTAATGCTTACCGGGAAGCCAAAGCAGAAGCTGATCGTTGGAAAGCCTCTCTAGAAGGTATTAAAAGTGTCCTTGACACTATCAATGGAATGGCTTTGAATGTCACCCTAAATGTTCAAGAGAACATGTCGGATTATGCAAAGAGTGTCTTTGACCGCTTCAGAGAAATCTCTGCAATTGGGCCTCTCTGGAATAACCCCGCTGCTGCTACTCGCCCTCGTCGCGCCCCCGCCCTGTTAGATGAAAACCTCATTGATACCCCCAGTGGCGGTGGAGGTGGTCGTCAAGCAGACCTTCGTAAAGAGATTGAACTCACCAAGGAACTTACCCAAGCAGAGAAAGATCGTCAGACCATTTTGAAATCCATCGAAAGTTCTCTTGAGGATGGTTTCATGTCTATGGTCGATGGCACTAAGTCTGTCAAAGATGCTTTCAAAAGTATGGCTAGGGAAATTCTTAAAGAACTATATCGTGTTCTTGTGGTTCAGCGTCTCGTAGGTGCTATTAGCGGTGGCATTGGCATGTTCTCTGGAAGGTCTACAGGTTCTCTTGGATTGCCCTTTGGACTGGCAACTGGTGGCTCAATGATGCCGGGTAAATCTTACCTTGTTGGTGAGCATGGCCCTGAACTGGTCATTCCTCGTCACTCTGGCACTGTTGTCAATGCTAACCAGACTGCTAATGCTATGGGTGGTAACGGCACTACTGTTGTCAACAACAACATCTCTGTGACGGGTAGTGACGCTGCTATGGTTCGCGCCGAAGTTGCTAAGATGATCCCACAGATTACTAATGCTACAAAAGCTGCTGTAATTGATGCCCGTCTTCGTGGCGGTCAAATGAAAGCTGCGTTCTCGTAAGGATATAGAATGGCTATCTCATACCCAGTTAATACCCCGACTAATATTGGTATTGCCAACATTACCCTTATGGCTGAAAACGCTGTAGCTATTAGTCAATCCCCCTTCACGTTCCAACAACAAGTTGTAGCCCATCCCGGTCAAAGGTGGGCTGCATCTATCTCTCTCCCACCTATGAAGAGGCAGGATGCTGAGAGTTGGGTTGCTTTCCTTCTGAGCCTCTATGGTCAGGTGGGGACTTTCTTGTTGTCTGACCCTAACTGTCCTGCTCCTCGTGGTACTGCTACCTCGGCTACCCTTACTGGGTCTGCTGGAAGCACTTCTCCCACAATCACTATGACTGGCACTCTGTTGGCTGGTGATTATATCTCTCTGGGTTCTGGTGCATCCACACGACTACACAAGGTAGTTCAGGATCGTTCTGGTAATGGTACTATCGAAATCTGGCCTGCCCTACGTTCATCTGTAACTGGTGCCTCTGTAGACCTTACAGAAGCCAAGGGAAGGTTCCGTCTCAAGGACAACATCACTCAGTGGAGCATCAACGAGATCAGTTCGTATGGCATCACCTTTGACTGTGTGGAGGCACTATGAGTAGAGACATCTCTGCAAGCCTTCTGGCTTCTCTTGACGATGGTGTTGTTTACCCCTTCTTTGCCATTGACATTGATTTCTCTAGTGGCCCTCTGTATGTGTGGTCAGGCTATGGTGATCTGACGATTGGTGCTAAGACATATCTTGGTGCAGGTCAACTGTTGAATGTATCCTCTGTTGAGGAAACCACAGAGATTGAGGCTAAGGGTGCTACCATTACGATGAGTGGTATCCCTTCCAGTTTCTTGTCGTTAGCCCTTACTGAGCCT